GCCTCGCAATGCTACTTGACCCGCTTAACTTGACACCATTCGCTTTTGGAAAGGTTAACCTACTAAAGAACCTTGCTCGCTTCAGCCCTGCAGCCGCAGGGTTGGCGCTTGGATCTATCGCTGGCCCAGTCGGAGCGGCAGCCGGTGCTGCAGCTGGTCTCTCAATTGGTAGCAAGCTGGCAGTGCCAGCTGCACGATCAGTAGGCCTAGGCGGTAAGGCTCGAGGTCTTGACTACGCTCGAAAAGTTGCTGATGTAAAGACCTTTGAGCAGGCCGGGGTGGCCCTGCCAGCGGAACTACGCGGCATGCCGCAGCTTCTCAACGAGATTGAGAAAGCTACTTTCGGTCGAATTAGGGACCTGTCTCAGCCTATGAAGACGGCGCTTACACTTACGATGGGCCAGATGATTAACCGAAGCTACGCCAATGGCGGTACCCTCATTGATGATAGTACCAAGCTCGCTGCCGAGATTGGCGGAGAGGGAGCAGATGGGGTGATGCTACGAAGGTTTGCTTTGGCAAACCAGGATGAGATCATCAACGGCGTGGCTCGGTCTAAAGTTACAGAGATTGAGTCAATGTCTCAGAACATTGTTGAGAACCTTGACGCCGACCTATCTGTGGCCTTTGAGCGGTACCGGGACATTAAGAACGGCATCATTAGCAACGACCCTCTCTACGAAAGTCTTATTAAGGTTGTCGGAGATGGACCAAACGCAAGGCCAATTTACCCAAGCGCTGAAGACTTTGTTATGGCGCAGCTCAAGGAAGCCGCAGGAAAAGACTTGGCTCTCTCCTACAGCCTTTCCGAGGGTGAAATTCTTGGGTATATTAACGACACTAAGGGGCTAGTAGATAACTTTGACAACACCACGGGATACCGAATCGTTGACGACGTCAGCCCAAAGCAGATCGTTCAGCATAGATTGCGAAATCGCATCACGAACAACAAGATGGATAGCGAACTGCGCGACTTTGACCCGGTTGTCGCCGCTCAGCGAGAGGCCGTGCACAGCATGGATACTCTTAAGCGTAGGGTCTCTGAAGACATTGATTACATGGTTACCCAGGAAGCTCAGGCAATCGGACTCAGCGCTCGCAACGCACGAAGCCTTGCCTACCAGTACGCACGTCGATTGGCTGAAGACCTAGTCAACAGCAACTCAGACGATGCGGCTAGAACGGCCGGAAGGGTAAAGCCAACCGACGAGCAGATTGCCCGGGTTGCTGATGTCCTATTTGACGGCGGCAAGGTTGAGGGCACGATGATCGTTGAGGGAAAGTATTTCCCAAGGATTGCCGACGATACTGGAGAATTTGTAAATGTGCCAGCTAACATTCAGAGAGAGCTCGCTAGGAAGTTTGCTTTCGCTCGTAAGGTAAGCTACGGCTACAACATCAATAGGCTTGGAAATGTTCGCCGCGTTCTCCATTCGGTAGCAGCATTCAAGACTGCTGACCAGGCTAATAGGGCGGTTCTCGCAAAAGAGATTTCCAAGGGCCTTGGACGACCAGTGACCGTTGAGGAAGTCGCCAAGATGGCTGACTCAATCCCGGATAACGTTGCAGTTACCCGACCTACGCTTGTGAGATCAGATGGCCTCATTGAGGAAAACCTCACCGGTTGGCTTAAGCTGTTTGACGATATCCAAGGGAGAAGGGTAGTACCAAGCAACTACGTCGGGGTATCAGACTCACTTCTGGCCAAGCTAACTGACATGCTTTCTGACAACCGCGTTGGGGTAGAAGAGTTGACCAGGGTGTGGGCCGCTCACGCCACAGCCCACTTCCCTGACATTGCCAAGGAGTTCCCTGGTGCGTCGGTGTCCTCAAAGATGGCTCGACCAGATGCCGTCCGTGCTTTCATGCTACGAACTATTGAGAGTGGTGCCACTATTGCAAAGATGAACTCCAAAGAGTTCAATCAGATGCGCCAACTGTGGATGGCAGCTGGTGGATCTATTGATGAGCTTGACAGCGTTGCGGCCGCGGCGGCATCGGACGGGTATGTTCTCGGCGTAGCTCCACTAGACAACACAATTGTAATCCCCAAGCGCATCGCTACGCTTCAAAAGGATACGGTTGCCGTGCCAGAGTTCGGCGCTATCCGAAGGCCGTTTACAGACATTACATCAGACTTTGTTGACGGCTTGCCAAGCTTGTCAAGCAAGGGAGATTATGTGGTTGGCGGGGTTCGGGGCACATTGCAGCATCTTCTGTCGCCAGCTTACCAGTCAAGCTCAAACGCCGCTTCATTCCAGCGTCTTACGATCCTACTGCGACCTTACTTCAGTCTTGAGGAGATTGAGAAGTTCCAGCAGGCCGTAACCGAGCGAGCAGTTAAGGGCCGAATCGGACAACGAGGTATGGCTGGGGAAACGTACAACGACATCATGGATACGGTGCTTCGTGACATTAACCCGCTAGAGAAGCTCTCAGAGCGAATGAAGACACTCTCAAAGGCAGGGGTTCGTCCAATTAATCTACAGGACGCGGTTCTTCGTGCTTACAAGGGAGAGCTTTCCCAGGTCGGAATCACGCAGTGGACGACCGGATCGTTCAAGACTCTTCCGGCCATCGGTGGATTCCTAGCTCGGGTTGCAGAGAACGCTTACCCGACCATGAAGTATAAGGTCAACCCACTCTTCGCGCTCCAAGAGACGATTGAGTCCCCATTCTATGCTGAAATGCGAGGCATCAGCACAGATTCCTTGTCTGCAAGGATTGAGGCTTCCGGGGTTAACGCCCGAGAACTTCGCCAGGCGTTTGGAGAACGAACTGCCGCTGCGGCAACCCAGCTGCACGAACAGGCCTTCTTTACCGCTACGGCTCGGTCCCGAATGGGTGCCGAGTCGGCGCTAAAGGCTGGAGTTATTGAAAACGCAGCCACCGTCAAGGGCCCTCGGGCCAAGGTAACTGAAAAGATTGACGGAGTTTGGGATAGCATTGCTAGCTTTAAGGAAAACTCCCAAGATATCATGGCCGTAGCTGACATGGCTCCAAAGTTTCAACAATGGGCTAGGACCAACATGCCTAAGGAGTACGTTGAGTTGTACAACAAGTACGGCCCAGACCCGCTTGATCAGCTTCTTGGGTGGTACGGCGACTACAGGCGTCTACACCAGTTCAAGTTTGGGGATCGAGCTCTTGACGCGGCAAAGGCTCCTGGTTTTGGATTCGCAGTGAACCCTAACGCCATGGAGCTTACCTTCTTGGTGGACGACCTTGCCGCTGTGCAGAAGCAATACAGTGCAGCAAACTTCGCCGCAACGATTGCTAACGGAGTTCGTCCTCAGTTCATCGGATCAATGATCAACGCCAAGTTTGTTAACGCTGCTTCAGATGCTGGTTACGATGTGGCGGCCGTGCGCAGCTCGCTCGTTGAGTTCCGATCAGCAGCAGAACGGTACGGCAGGTCACTTAAGAGGTCGGCATTTGACATCCCTGAGACCGCTAAGGCGTACGAGGCTTCTCTCAAGGCTCTTACAGATGAGTTCGGTAAGTTGAAGGAGCAGTTGCGCGTTGCCGATGTTCAGAAGGCAATTGTTGAAGAGCTCATGGACGACTTCTTGCCAGGGTTCTCCGGCACAGCCGATGCAAAGGCAGTCATTGAGGCTCTCGCCAACTCCAAGAAGTACGGCGCTAAATTCGGCGAACTGACCGACATCATTGAGCGCGTACGACTAGACGCTGGTGACCTAAGGTCCCTAGTTCCGGGCGCACGAGATCGCATCCGAGAAATCGTCCGTAGCTACCGCTCAGGAGAAAGCGCTAGAGCAGCGACTACTCGGTCATTGCAAGAGATTCTCACCGACAGCACAAACAAGATGCTTAAGGACCACGGTGGCGAGGAGATGCTTTTCCAGGCAGCAAAGTGGTCATACAAAGAGGCCTACGAAGCTATGCTAAGGGTAAACTACTTTAACCCAAACCGAAGCCTTTTTGAGCGAGGCATTAACCACCAGTTCCTTGGCTTGTACCCATACTCATACATGATGGGCAAGGTACTCCCAGAGCTGACTCGGTTCATGTTCTGGCGACCATTTGGGGCAATTGCACCAGGAGCTGGCTACGCGGCCTACAACAAGCTTTCTGAGTACCTGTCGTACGACGGGCTACCAGAGGGATGGGAGAGGGCCTCAGAGCGTCCAGACTACCAGTTCCTCATGGTCCAGCTCATCCCTGGTATCCCTGAGGACATGACCGTCGTGACCCCAGGTTGGCTGCGTCGGTCAATCTCCACGATCTCACGCCAAGGCTATGACCAGTTTAACGCCACAGACCTTCTCATGGAAGCACCAAACGCATTTACCAAGAGCGGTGCGATCGGCGTTGGGCAGCTAGCGCTTAGCGGCCTGTCAGAGCTTACTGGTGCAGCAGCAGACTTTGTAACCGGAGTAAAGAAGACGAATCCGATAGAATATAGCGGAGAGTTTAGGAAATAACACAGGCCAGAAGTACTGGTCTGGGGATAGTTAGAAAGGAGCCAGAGATGGCAGACCTTGAAGTCGCGGCAAATCAGCCGCTTGAGTCGCAGCCGGTGGAGGAAACTCCAGAGGTTACCACTGAAGCGGTGGAGGATGTCGCCACTTATAAGCGTCGTCTCGCCGGAAAGGATCAAGCTCTGACTGCTGCTAAAAAGGCAGCTGACGAGTTCAAGTCCAAGTACGAGGAGCTCGCACAGTGGAAGGCCTCGCAAGAGGAGTCTTCGCTGTCGGAGTTCGAACGGGCAGCGCGTAAGATCAAGCAGCTGGAAGACCAGCTGAAGGACGCGGAAACGAAGTACCAGCAGGAGCAGTTGAAACTCAACTTCCCTAAGTACTACGAGTTCCAGCAGAAGGCTCGTAACCTGTCTGAGTCCGAACGGGCTGCGGAGTTTGAGAACTTCGTTAAGCAGTTTACTGGCGGTGAGGCCACCGCCGAGACACCTGGCGACGCAAACGCTCCAAAGCGTGGCGTTGGCAAGGACAAGCCCATGAAGTCTGAGGATATCGTCAAGGCCCTAGAGGCACTTGGCAACCCTTGGGCAGAATAGTTTAAAGGAGTAGAAAATGGCTACAAGCACTACGCTTTCTGGCCCACCACTGCACCTGACGAACTCGCTGAATGGCTCTGAGGCTAATGCCTACCAGAAGCTCGTTCAGGAGCTCGTTTCGCAGTCGGTTCAGAAGGAACTTCGCAACAACATGGTCCACGCTCTTCCGAGCAACTATGTCCCTGGCACGTTTGTCAAGGGCACGGACCGAATCCGCTACGTCCGCTACCCGGATGTTAGCCACTCGCTGACTGAGCTCAACGAAGGTGTGACGCCTGATCCGACGATTAACCTCGCGGTTCGGACTGAGTACTTCTCGGTGAAGCAGTACGGCGCGTACACCAGCCTGAGCGACATCGTTCAGCTGGATTCGCCGCACGACCTCGTGTCGATTGCGTCGGAGCGCGTTTCGTTCGCAGCCGCTCAGTCAATGGACCGCATCGTACGCGATGTGATGAACGCTGGCTCGGCTCGCGTGCACTACGCACAGGCCCAGTCCACGTCGTCCACGATCACGACCCGAGCCGGCCTTGCAGGCGCCACCATCAGCAACATTGCTGAGGGTGCTGCTCGCCAGGACTACAAGCTCAGCGGTCTTGAAGTCAAGAAGGCTGTTGCTCGCCTCAAGGCAGCAAACATTCCTGCGTTCCCAGACGGGTTCTACCGCTGCATCATTCACCCGAATCAGCAGTTTGACCTCCTGACGGATACCTCAGGACACGGCTTCCTTGAAGCTTCGAAGTACGTTCAGAACCTCACCATGCTTAATGGTGAGATCGGCGCTTACTCTGGCGTTCGCTTCCTTGTCTCCAACGAGGCAAAGACGTTTACCCAGGACGGCGTAACCGTTTACTCGGCACTCTTCTTCGGTCCTGACGCATTCGTCGTCGGCGACTCGCAGACGATGCAGACGTACTTCATCGCCCCAGGTGGCGACCACACTGACCCACTCTCGCAGCGCGCACTGCTTGGCTACAAGGTTCGCTTTGGTGCCATGATCATCGGCGAAGCTGCTGTGAGCGAGTACAGCGGTCGCGACAAGGCAGCTGTCGTTACGAACAAGGCCCTCACCACCACCACCGCGACCATCACGACCAGCGCAGCCCACGGGCTGTTTGCAGGCGAGAGGGTCAAGTTGGTTGGCGTTGACAGCCAGCTCAACGGCACGACCTTGACAATTGCCACGGTACCAAGCGACACGACGTTCACGATCACCGGCACTTATACTGCCGTTTCTTCGGTCGCCGTTTCCGACGGTATCGTAAGCAACGTGGTCCCACAGACCAGCACGGGCATTACCCGTTACCTGCGTCTTGAGACCCGCGCAACCGCCCTGTAATCAGAGCGTAGAGGACTACCCGGCCGGGATTATGACCCGGCCGGGTCCTCTTAAGGAGAAATAATGGCAGCTATTGACACACTCATGCAGAAGATTAGAAGGGACCTTCGGGATACCGGCACGTCTGACGGCGTAGACCGAACCTGGAGCAGCGCCGAGCTAGAAGACCTGGTAAACTTGGCCTTGCCTGAGATCTCTCGGGCATACCCTCGCGAGCTTGTGTCAACGGTTGCGGTCCCAGAGATTCTTACCTCATTCCAGGCAATCAGTATTGCACTCCCAGCTGGCATGGATTCAGTCATCCGCATCGACTCCATGAAGTACCGTATTGATAGTACCTCCAGCCCAATTAAAGAGTGGTTTGACATTAACGACACGCTTGACCCAGCTAACGGATGGGGGCCATACAGCGGCTGGGAGATCCATGGTTCAACGGTTTACCTCCAGCCCGGGCGCATCGCCCCAAGCACCTCTCACCTACGAGTCGTAGGGTACGGGGATTGGACCGTGGACACACTTGACGTCAACGCCGAGCAGGCTGTACGATTCTTCGTTCAGGCTGAGGCATTCTTCAAGCTCATGGCAGACCGAACGATGTTCCAGCAGTGGCAGGTAAACTCTGGCGCAACCGACGTATCTGTGCCGATGATTGGTCAGAACTACACGATTGCACGCCAGCGCTTTGAGCGCCTCATGTCTAGAATCAGAAAGATCCGGAGGCTTGGCTAATGGATTTCAATAGGCCGATCAAGATCCAGACTGGAACAAACACGTTCCTTGATATCAACTCACTAGCTGGCGTCCGAGTTGGCGCAGCGCCCCTGTCGGGGTTTAAGGTGGAGTCTGCTGCATACGCTTCGGTGTCTGCCCAGGGATTTGTTGACAAGGCAGCGCTCCGAGACGGTGCAACCGTTACCGAAGCCTACCTTGGCGCACGCACGATTGATATCCTAGTCTCAGTATACGGAGAGACTATGGGGGATTTCTGGGACAAGCTTGACCAGCTTACTGCGGCCATGCAGCCAATGCCACTGGACTTTTCTGCGGAATTCGGTGTACGATCCCTGCGCTTCTTCCAGCCAAGCTGGGAGATGGC